GTTTCCTCTGAATAAAACTCCATGAGGAAGAACGGCTATCAATTTCGCGGCATCACGCAAATGATGTAGGCCATGCAGCACGAATTGAAAGTCTGCATAGGATTTTGGAGCAAGACCGAAAGCCTTGTTCTCTTCGCTTTTTACTGGAGTCCATTTCACAGAGTAGGGCGGATTCATCACTACGAAATCAAATGTCCGGAACTCTGGCTCATCGGAGGAGACGGTGATAGTGGAAAATCGTTCCCCTTTGCTGAGCCGATAAACCGCTTTTAATTCTTTGGTTAAAACGTCCAGATGAAGAACTTCAGCCTCTGCGTTCCGGATAGCCAGATTTGTCAGAAGGAAGGGAATAGCACGATCACTAAGTTCTTCGGCATGTAAGAACGCGTCCGGGAACTTGTTCAAAATCTGTATAAGTAGGGTTCCTGTTCCGCTGCATATATCAGCAACCGACCCGGAATCCGTCATCTGAGAAGCGATAATCTGGGCGATAGAGTCAGGTGTGAAATCCTGTTTGAACTTATCTCTATCTCCATGTTCGGATTGAAACAGGTCTCTCAGGAAGTCGGTTTTCAAATCTACGTTGTTAGAAACGAGGTATTCAAAAAAATGATTCTTCTCGCTCTGATTTAGGACCGTCTGTTTGAGGCGATCAACAATTTTGTACGCCTCGGAACATTCAAAAAACGATTCAAAAAGTTTGGCAATTTCCATAAAAATAAAGCCGCTCAATCGGCGACTGTTTGCTCAGAATGTTTTAGTAAAAGACGTTTTTTCTCTTTAGCTCGGCGGGCTACTTTGCATTGGAAGAGCAGAAGATTTCCTAACTTTTCTGCATCTTCAATATCTAAGTTCAGATAACTGGTTGAGAGGCCGTCGTGTCCTTTTATCCATAATGTGACAACCACTTCATCATCTTCGAACGGTTTCATGTCGGAGTAGGCGTCCACTTCAACACCGATGTGGTCTACCGCCTCGGGTTCTCCTAATTCGAGGTTGGTGTCAATTTCTAACTCAATGCTGTTCTCACCATTGATTGTTTGATTGGCCAACTGTTCAATCGTTTTATTGCTGAATCTCATCTTGGTCTCCAGTTGTCTGTTTTAATTCGTTTGGTTGTGTGTACGATCATTTCGTACAACTCTCGGAATAAGTTTTATTACCGGCGCCGGTGAAATCCTTCCGGAGAAGCTATTGGCATAAAGGAGAAAATTGTCTTCTCCCGAAGCCGCCAGGTTCTCCCTTCGTAGAAATCAACGTCATAAAAATTGAAACCCTCGTCCATGTACCTGAATATGCAGATTTGATCCTGCTGCGGCTTGAACTCCGGATAATCGAACCATCGCTCTTCAGGAAGATATTCGTTTTCGATGTCGTCGAACAAAGAAGGTGTTTGGTTGTTGCGGTCTTTCCAATACCTTTCCTCCGGCGCAGGAGGATATTCACCAAATTTGACCGGCAGGAATCGAAAGAAATGAGTTGTATATGAAGATCTTGGGATCGGCTCCAGCACTGAGTAATACGTGATGTCTACCAGATCTTCAAATTTCGGGGATCGCTTAATGGACATAACAATCCGATGTTCGGGAATTGAATCTCCTGGGTAATTCTTCCAGCGGTCAAGATAACTGATATCTGTCATTTTCAAAGTCCCGCAAAAAGAGGTTCGTTCCTGATGTTCATTAAAGCCTCCAGAGCTTTTCGTTCTCGCTCCGCTTTCTCAGCAGCTCTCTTTTGACACCTGACCCTAAATTCTTCTGCAGAAAAATTCTTCTCGTTTGCTCGGAATTGCTTGATGTCTTCGCATAACTTTTTGTCTTCTTCAGACAGCTCTGTTGGAACACCAAGGTTGAGTAAATACCGAACTGCCTCTCCTGGTGTCATTAGATCGGTGAACTCTTCAATTCTTTTGTTTAGTTCAGCCTCATCAACTTGAGATTTCCCAGCAAAATAATCAGCCCGCTTCTCGAGTTCTTTCTTCTCAAATTCATCAGCAAACAGTGGAGCAGTCTTTTCAATTCTCGTGTGCATCCTCTTTCTTCTCATGGATGCTCGTTTCTCTTCGTCCATCTTCCGTTTTGGTTTTGGATGCTGGAAGTAGATTCCGATTGCCCATGCGTTGATTCCCCAGTTGGAGGCAATTACCCAAGGGAGAGTTAATTCTTCCTCGAGGGGACTGCTGCATAAAATCTTCGGAAGGCCCGCAGGTCTCGGCTTGTAAGGATTCCTCCAGGTTACCGTGTACCTAAGATCAGACACTGGTCGATCTTTCATGATGTCACCCAATAAAAAGGCCCTCCGAAGAGGGCACGTTATTTTTCAACTTTGAACGTCACTGGCTCCCAGGCGTCGTATGTCAATTCCTGTAAATCTCTCTTGGCGTACTCGCCTTTGTAGAAATATCCGAAATCGCATCCGGGCATCGTCAATGTTGCGTAGTCTCCGCTTTTGTAGTGACGGAGTAGAAAAATCCTTCCGTTGTAATGTGAAGCATTAGGATTCTTCTCAAAGTTGCACATCCGGCATAGAAACAGGCTTCCGTCCGGATAATCATCAAAAGGGATTGGGCCGGAGTGAGTCAATGCTATTTCCATTGGTTCACTCCTTATTTTCGTCTTCGTAATCGTCAAAGCTTCCGATTACATCTTTTGCCCTGAACACTCTGGTGTATTCATCCATGAGCGGATCTCCAGGCAATTCATCTCCGGTTCCAGCTTCATCCAGAGCATCGACCCAATCTTGCAAAAGACTATAAACGTCATCCTCAAAACGCTCTCTGAGCTGTTTTACGATCTTGATTTGTTCATCTCTATCCATGTTTTCTTTCCTTTTTATAAGGCTCAGGAAGTTCTTTAAATCCTTGAATTTGGGTCTGAATTTCTCCAACCCATTCGCTATCACCGCCAACGATTCCCCAGCGTCCAATACGGACCTCTGATCTCTCACCGATTTTTACCGTGATGAGGTATTCACCTTCTTCCGGAGGAAGGATCTCCGGATAAGGATTCCAAGCCTCTTGCTGGTAATCCTCGCAGAGAGAAAAGGCGGAAGAGTTGACTAGATAGGACATCGATAAGAGCGGGTTTATTTCTCTATAAAAACCGATAGTCTCAGGCATCTCAC